TAACCCCAATACCTAATGTTGTCTATTCATTTAGTTCATCAACAGGTACAATCATTTGTGGTACCGCAACTTCAACAACCGCAACAACACCAACATATACCGCAATTACAGCTTATGATGATTGTTACGAATGTAGTATTTATAACATTGTATATAGTGCAAACACAGCTGAAAATATATGTGTTGAGGTTTGTACAACGGGACATACGTCAACAGTATCCGTAGTACCACCACATCCAATATGGACTAATCAATATGGTATTGAGGTAATTCAAATGAACGCAGTTACACTAGGGGGTAACGGATTAAATAGTTAATATTATGAGAAATTTAGATAGAATTATAAAAAAAGTTATTAGAGAGACCCACGAAGAAAACTCTCAAAGATATATGTTCTTTTCAAATTTAGAACAAATGAGAAGACAATGTGATATATTATTAGATATGGACCACGATATGATTGAGTCTATATTAGATAATGGTCACGATTGGGCTCAAGACCATATTTCTGAATCTAAAAATAATATGGATCAGGTATTTGATTTTTTAATGAATGAAACCAAAAGAGATGGTATAGATATGTCAATGAATGTTGATGATGATATGGTTATGATGGAATCAAGAAAAAAAACAGGTACACCTCTTTGTGCAAGAGGTAAGGCATCTGCTAAGGCAAAATATGACGTGTACCCTTCGGCTTATGCTAATGGTCATGCCGTACAAGTTTGTAAAGGAAAAATTAAAGGTTTAGACGGTAAAAAACACTGTTCAGGTTCTTATTGTTAATTTTTTACTAAATTTTATTGTTTCATTATTTATTTTTATTTATATTTGTTTAAATAAAACATTTATAAATGGAAAAATTCTTTAAAAGATTTATTAAACGAACTAAACTACGACTTTTCTTAATGTCAAAAAGGGCACCCATACATACGTATGAGGAAGATGCAGCAACTTACGAAAAAACTTGTTTTAAAATTTGTCTAAAACTAATTTCAAACTTAGGGTCTGAATTTATGATTGCACCTATGTCAGGTAAACGATACATACGTAATGAAGAATTAAATATGTTTATTACTTTAGACTATGGTCGTGTAGAGATTACTAACCACGTGTTTAACTACAATGTTAAGTTGTTAAATAGAGATTGGGAACGTTTGGTTTATATCTACGACACTGAGACAGAGAAAAGACGTAATAATATGGAAAAAGAAGTAAGTTCTAATATTAAAAACTCATTAGACCATGTATTACAAAGGTTAAATGAGATAACAGATAATAAGAAATAATTATTTTTTAGACTTATAACTTGTCATAATTGGTTTTTGACCTTTACCTGTTTGAGTATCTTTTCTCTCAGCGGTTCTTTTTTGTTGACATGCAGATCTTTTTTGTGAATCACTCATTTTACTCGCAACACCCGCAGCTCTACATTTAGGATACGCACCTTTACTTGTGTCTGTTCTTCCACAAGGTGGGTGTTTCCCATCCACCTTACTACAAATGTTAACCCAGGGTCCTTTTGGTTGTGATGAACCTTTTGGTTTTTTCTTTTTACCAAACCAAACCGCCAAATCTTCATTTAAAACACCTTTATCTGCAACCTCAATCCATTCATTAACTTTAATTGTATAAGGTTCCATTTTTTCTTTATATGATGCTTTTTTTTGGTCTTGGGAATATTGGTTAATAATATTTCCATCGTCATCAGAAAATGTGGAGTATGGGTTATGTTTGATGTAATTTTGTATTTTGGATGCAGTTCTTTCTAATTCTCTAATCTGCCTCAACCTTAAATCCCAACTGTCATCATAAGCATCATATTGTACTAATGGACTTTTCCATTTAGATACTGCGTCTGTATATGGTTGTAATGATTCAACACTAAAAGGTCTTAAACCTGGTTGTAACGGTGCAATATATGAACCTCTACCACCAGAACTATCTCCTGTGGCTTCCTTAAGGACTCTTCTTACGATTTGATTTATTCTATTCATATTATTATACTTATAAATATCAACAAAAGTTAAAATGGAAGAAAAACAAGGTAATTTTGGTAATCTATTTGGTACCATAGATTTAATTAATGAAGATCAGTTAGAATTAATGTTAGTAACAATGAATGAGGAACACGCATTATATTATTTAATTGAGGCAATTAAATCCGCACATTCTAAAGGTGCCTTTAGTATTGGGGAATCTGAGGTTATATCAAAATCAATTAGAACTTTAATTAAATAATTTATTAGATTTTTTAATATTTTCATCACCCCACATCGGTTGAAGGTTATCTAATGCCCAACATTTCATAAATTCACTGTCCCCCATTTCAGAGATATTAAAATGAGTTATAGGTAATTTATGGTCTACATGCCAATCACCATAATTATCCCAAGACATTTTATCTGTAAATTTATTCTCTAAATGAGTTATTAGTTGTTCAGGTGTGTATTGTAATATGTCAAAATAGTGTTTGTTTTTTTCTACATTACTCTCCTTTAATACCTGATATATTGCGGTTCTGAAATTACTGATTAGTTTATAGAGGGGGTCTCTCGCTTTACGATTCCTTTCGTAGTCACGTTTTGTTTTTCTAATCTTATCAATATTGTTTTTATGGTATTCTTTAATATATTCTTTACGATGTTCTTTGTTTTGTTCGTACCAAGTTTTGGATTTATTAGACATATACTCTTTATTAGAATCTCTCCATTTTTTATCAGAAACTTTTTTACCACCAATATTTCTTCTACCTGATGGACCTAATTTAACTCCATTTTCTTTAAGTATTCTTAACACTTGTTGTTTATTTAATCCTATTTTTTCTGAAATTTTTTGACTCCCAATCAAATCCTTATTATACATCTTAAGGATAGTTTTAATTTCTTCTTCTGATGGGATATATTTCTTCATATTTATAAATATAAGATATTAATCCAAAAAACATATAGTTAACATAAAAACATAAAAAAAGGGACAATAAATTGTCCCTTTAGTGTTATTCTTTAAAGTTTTGATTATCTCAATTCTCTTAAATCGAATGTTCTAACACCATCTACGGTAATGCGGCCATAAAAGCGATTATTTACCATCTTTTTTGCGTATCTCGTCATTATTCCTTTGATCGGAGTAAAGTTGAACGGATTGTACATTGTAGGTGTTAATTGTAATGGTACATACGGTGCGTAGATGTAACCTGTGTCTAACAATGATGTTCCTTTGTGTCCAATCAAAACTTGGTTTGCTGGGAAGTAAGGATCACGGTAAACTTGGTAACGTCCTGCAAGAGTACCAACTCTTTCAATACCCATGTTATACTGATCTTGTTCAGGAGCCGCGTTAGATACGTGGAAGTATTCTAAATCGTCAAAGATAGCAGAAACCTCAGAAGAAACAACGATCCAGTTAGCACCACCTCTCAAAGTAGATTTGTGAATTTGTGCAGACAACTGATTGATTGCTGTAATTAATGTTTGGTTCCAGTCTTTCTGAGTGTAAGATGTTGTAGAAGCAATTCTTCTCCATCCGTTGTAATCCCAACGTAAGTTCCATGCTGCACCTTTACGTAAGTCACGAAGGATCTCACGGTCGATTTCAGCTGCTACTTGTTCAGATAACAATGCTGTCAATTCAGCTTCAGCGTCAATGTTGTGGAATGCCGCAACGTCTTGAGCTAATTCAGGAGACCATTGTGCTCTTAGTTTTCTTTCTGTTACAGAAACTGTTACTGACTCAAGGTCAAAAGAAACCTCACCAATTTCGTCTTCAAACTCTAAGTTAGCATATCTTCTGAACCATGCAGTAAATGAAGTTGCAGATCCACCTGAGTACAATGTAGTACCTGTGTAACCATCTAAAGATGTTGAGTTACAATCAGCACATACTGGACAAGATAAATCAACTTCTAACCAAATACAACCTTGTGAATCACAGATATCGTAGTAAGAACCACCGTTACCTGAATTTGTTGGCATATTATCTGTAGTTGTTGCAACATTGTTGAATACAGTTTTAGCTGTATTACCATATTTAACTAAACCTCTACCGTAAATTTGAGTAACACATCTAAACAATAAAGGAACATATTGTCCTGCACTGTTTTTGATAACGTCACATGGTGTTGTAGATGCTGATAAACCTGTGAAACCGTATAATCTCAAGTCAGACAAGAACGCCTCACTATCCATTTCATTTCCGTCAGGTCCAATCAATTTACCTTCACCTGCAGTTGCGAAACCACACATTTTAACGATAACTTTTCTTGTGTTACCAGCTGGAATGATTTGTCCTGCTCCAATGTTTGCGTCAACTAAATTACCACTAACCCAAGCTTGAACTGTAGTGTTAGCTGTAACTGCTGTCCATTTACCTTTAGAGTAATCAAACAATCCTGGAGGATCTAAACCTGCCTCATTTCCTTCGTAGAATAAATCATATAGATTTTTTTGGTAAGGGTAAGGAGAGCTAGCGTCTGTTGGAGGGTAACCTTGATTTGGTGAATTTGTTCCGTCATTAACTGCGTTTGGTGAACCGATTGGCGGGTAGTGAATACCACCGTTAGCATTTGGTCCTTGTAATTCGTTTTGGTATCCTTGGATACGAGGTACAAAGAAGAACAATTTACCGATAGGTAAGTTCATTGCTTGTACAGAAACGATGTCGTTAGCTAATAATTTAGAGAATACTCTTCTTACGATAGGGAAAACAACTGTCTCAAATGCTCCGTTAGAGCCTTCACCTGTTGCTTCGTTAATTAAGAAAGAAGCTTGGTTCTCATATAATTGAGCTACGTTTTCTTTTAGATGTCCTTTAAGACCATCAAGGAACCCTAATTTGTCCCATTTGTTAATTGTGTCTTCTTTGATAACTTTAAGGTGTTTTAACCCAATGTTACCAACAAGACCTGATTCTAATAATGCTCCCATTTTTTTTTGGTTTTTATTATTTTTGTTTATTTGTTTATTAAAGTTTTGACATCAAATCCTTCATTCTTAAGAATTGTGGATTTTCGTACGTTTTTGATTCAATTAAATTTGCTGATGAACCTGTTGATACAGTTTTGTTAACAGTTCTTTCAATTGACTCGTTTAATTTTTCGTCAGTTTTAGATCCAGATGTCAATTCGTCTTTGATAGATCTATATAGACTTTTTGATTCCTTCAAAGTTTCAACATTGTCAAATCTTCTTAGTACATTTATTTTTTCTTGTTTTGTAGTTGAATGTTCTGTGAATAATCTTGTAGCGTAAGCCAAGTTTGAGTTAAAGATCGCAACTTCGTTAAGTTTTGTTCTAAACACATCAAGTGCTTGTCTGTACTCTTCATTTTTCTCTCTTAGTAAGTTCACTTCATTTTGAGACTTTTCTTCAGAGATTTTTATAGGGTTATAACTAATGTTTCTATTGTTAGTTCTTGCTTTTCTAAGTCCACGACTACCATCTCTAGACCCATTGCCTAATGTTCTTGCCGCTTCTTTAGTTTCTGCTTTCTTAACAGATGTGTTATTACCTTTTTCCATATTCTCACCTTCTTTGTATTCAAATTTTGCTTTACCTGTACCAACAGATTTTGGACCTTCTTTTTTCTTTACGTTGAATCCTCCATTCATATTAGGTTTTTGGTTATATTTGAATTTAGATTGGTTACCCATTCCAACTCCTTTTGGTTTCATAGCTTTCTTAACGGCTTCCATAACAGCGTCTAAATTATCCACTTCTTCTTCAGTAAACTCTTCACCTAAATCTAAGTCAATAGTATCCTGTTCATCCATTTCATAATCTTTGTAATGTCCATTAACATCACCTTCTTTGTGACCGTTACTTCTTTTAAAGTCATGTTTGTTTTCACCGTACATTTCTTCCATTTCAGGGTAAACTCCTTCACTCATGTCATCTTCAACATCTCTATTTCTGTCTTCACGAGATCTCATAGCCATAGAATCTCTCATAGGAGTTTCAAATCTACCTTTATGAGCTCTCATAGAATCTCTCATAGGAGTTTGAAATTTACCTTTATGAGCTCTCATAGAGTCTCTCATAGGAGTTTCAAAATCCATTTCGTCTTCTTCTTTCATATCCATGTCCATTTCTTCCATTTCGTCATCGTCATCGTCATCATCTTCCATTTCAATTTCATAGATTGTTTCTTCTTCCATTTCAGGATAACCCATACCATCTTCTTCTTCATCTAAATAAGATTCACCCAAGTGTATCATGTAATCGTTATCACCGTCTTTAAGGCGAATATTTTCACCTTCTTTTTTAACGATAATACCGTCTTCATCACTCATAGCTTTGAAGACTTTTAAAACTTCGTCATCTGACGCATTTGTCAAATCAATAGTTTCATCATCTCCCATATCGTCACCAGTCATACCAAATTCCATTTCGTCATCATCTTCCATGTCCATGTCCTCATCGTCCATATCCATTTCATCATCATCTTCCATGTCATCATCCATGTCATCGTCCTCAACTTCTGCTTCTTCGCCTGTTGCGGGTTCATCTGTGTCAATCTCTTCTTCATCTTGTTCTCTAAGAGATTCTTTTACTAATTGTCTGATTTCTTCTTTCATCGTAGATTGAAGTATTCCTTTTGCGTTCTCTTGTAGAGTCTCTTCCAAATTACGAATTTGAAATAGAGCATCTTCTACTACATTTTGGTTTTTTTCCATACTTTTTTTATAGAGTTTTCAAATAAATATCTACAATATTCAAAAAATTTTAATTTTAGATACTTTAAGACAAAAAAAAATGGGAAAAGACTATTGTCAATTCCCACTTTTTATTTAATTTTTTAAATCTTAATCCTCAATCACCTCATCAATTTTACTTTCACTGATAGATGTGATTCTCCATTCCATAGAATAGTTTTCGTAAACTTTGGTTACTTTTGCCTCAACATCAGTTGGTGAATAACCTTTTACTAATTTTTCTTCTCTTTGTTTTTTAACCTTTCCGGTTTCAGTATCAACCATATCAGTGGTGATCTTAGCAACAAAATACTTTTCTTCCATAATTTTTTTATTTTCCTAAATAATCGGATAATCTTTTCATTAAGTCAAGTGATTTAGATCCAGATTCACCAACATTTCTTTCAACGGCTATTTTTCTATCCTCTTCTAAGTTTTCTTCGTACTTCATTCTGTCATCTTTGTTTTGGAACAAATACGCTCCTGGTGTAGATGGTGACGATACAAGGTCAAAACAGATAAGTTCAAAATCATCTTGTACTTCGTTCTGTTCACCCACTTTTTTAAGTGACCCAACACCACGAGAAGATATACCTAAAGTAACTCCCTGACGTAGGTAGTTTGCCGCCAAATCTCCTTTGGTAGAAACAATCCCTCTTTCGTGGAAACCTGGACTTGTTAATAACTTTAACTTACCTAGTAATACAGGTCCCTCCCACCATATATCCGTAATAATGTGTGAAGCTCTGTCTAAGTCAATTAAAGACGACTCGGGGTGGTTTAACTCAGAAAGAGAAGTACCTTTATCAATCATCTTTCTGTAGTTATCCGCTTCTCTTTTTAAAATCCTTTCAGGGTATACACGACCATTTCTATTTGGTGTGTCATATTTTTGAAGAACCGCATAAAATTCAAATGGTTTTGAGTGATCCAACATATTCTTATTTTCATTGATCATTTCTAAGTTTTTACCCTCTCTTGGATTGATATACCCAGCATCATACTCAATAAGAATACCTTTACCCGAATCTCTCGGCCCTAATACTTTAAAATTTTCCATTTAATATTTTCTATATAAATACTAAATAGTTTCAGTTTCTTGTTTAATAGGTTTTGAATTTCCTGTTTTGGTTAAATAAAATTTAAAATATTTGTTTTTATTTATCACATCCCCATATAGAGATTTAATTAAAGCCCTAACATGTTTCTTTAATTTTGGAGATTTGAAGTCCATTGGTTCGTGTAAGAAAAGATTAACCTCTAAGTTCATAAATGATTTTTTCTTTAGATGTAAACCACTTGTACGAAGATCTAAATCAACAATAAATTTGTTGTCAAAAACTTCTTTGTTTATGTTTTCAAAAACCGAATGTTTAACGGATCTTGACATGTTTAGAACTACTCTGTTCCAATTTTCTACTTCATCTTTGGGTTCTACCCAAGTTTGTAGGTTAACGTAAATTGATTTAAGGTTTTGTGCATCAATGGTTCCATAGTGCGATTTAAACGTTCTGTAACCAGTTAATTTGGTTGTTTTCCCTTTTTTCATAAAAATTTTTCATACTCTGAGGTTTATTTTTACTTAAAGGTAAATGATTATTATATTTATATCAACAAACCAAAAAAATATGTTATTTGTAGAAGTAAAAAAAGGCAATATTGAAAAAGCCTTAAAGGATCTTAAAAAGAAAGTGATAAAAACAAAACAAAATAGTAAATTGTTTGATGGAAAAGAATTTACTAAAAAGTCTGTTAAGAAAAGAAATGAGATTCAGAGAGCGACCTATGTCCAAAAATTAAGATCTGAAGATTAAAGAGATTCGGATAATTTAATTAACTTATAATAATTAAGTTCGTTAAAAGATTCTGTTTGTAATTTACCTAAGACTTTGTCAATAGTATTAACAGTTTCATCATCTGATTCTGTTAATTTTGTATTGCCTAATTTTTTGGTAATCTCACCTTTAATTTTATTATAGTTTTCAACTAAAGTTTCTTTTGGTATAGATAAAATTTTATTTAATTCTTTTTGTTCTGATTCTGTTAAACTTGAAAGGAAGTTTTTAACGGTTTTGTTAGCCACGTTAACCATAGCCTTTAATGGAACATTAATAACTTCTTTTGATTCTTTTTCTGTTTGTTTTAAAGTTTCAGAAATAAGTTTTTTACTTTTAATTTTATCCTCCATAACCAATAGATTTTTTGAGAATAAATTATCAATATTTTTATATTCGTTTTCACATGTGATATGACCTACCCATGCTTTTAATTCTTTAATTTCTTTTGGTGTGATTTTCTTAATTGTTTTTTCGTATGCTGAAATAGATTCATTTATGTATTCGTTTGCAACGGACTCAGATATCCCCTTATTTTTTGATAGTTCGTCATAAAGAAAAAACACTTTTGATATGTTTTTATTTTTTAAGACAATTTGTTCAAATACAAAAAGATTATCTTTTAAGGTGTTAGTCTTATAAGATTCTGACATACACGTCTCTATTTTTGATTTTATTTCACCGAAATTCATAATTAGTTTTTATTATAAATATTGTTAGTCTTGTAATAATTTAAATAATTCATTTTCAATATCACCTAAAGAGTTGTTCATTTTATCAAAACTTAAGTATTCATCTTCTTTTCCCTCATTAAGAATGTTTAATTTATCACTAAGAGTAGATTCAGGTACTGTTGCAGCCTCAGGTGGTGGAGGTGGTCCTCCTGCTTCAGGTGGTGGAGCTCCCATATCTCCGGCTCCTCCCGCATCTCCTGCAGGTGCCGGTGCTGTTGATCCTGATGCCGGCGCTTTATACAATCTATCTATGTTATCAAATAACCCTGTTTTTGTAATAATAGTTGCGGTATTATCAAGTTCCGCAGAAACGGCTCTTTCCATTCTAACTTGTTGTAACTCCAACTTAATTTCTTCATCTGAGAATCCGAAGATGTGTTTCTTAGCCCAAGTTGCGGATGTTGCTTGAAGTGATTTTGGAATCTCTGCAACCAAATCTTTATATAACAATACTTTTTCTTTCCAAACATCAATCATTAACAAGTCAGCTTGTTTTGATGGATTTGTAAGACCTAATGTAAAATTTTGTAATTCATCCTCAAATCCCATTAAGAATAAGTGAATAATTGCAATCTTATTTAATTCGGCAATTACCGATTTTTGAATCCTATTAATTGTACGAGCAAAACGAATATCTAATAAAGATAAATTTTTACCGTCACCAAGAACTTCTTCAAAACCTAAATAAGCTTTAGGTATTCTTAATGCTGTAACTAATTTCTTTTGGATATACTCAATATCGGCAATCTCCGCCAAGTTTGTTGCTCCCGGTAAGGTATCAATTGGGCTAGCTGCAGCTGGATCACGTACAGGTATAAAGTAATCTTGATCTACCGCCATTTGGTTAAATCTTAAATCTACATTACCTGAGTTTTTATCTACAACTTGATCTCTTTTAAATTTGTTGGCAACTCTTTGTACGTAAGATTCTACATCTTTATCATCCATGTTACCCACGAATACTTTAAACACACGTCTTTCAGGTGCTCTTGATGTACGATAGATTAACATTGCATCTTCAGCCAACACTAATTGTTTCCAAATACGTCTTGCTTTTTCCAACATAGAAGTACCATAAGGAAGTTTTCTGTCATCACCTAATAATCTGAAGTGACCAATCTCCCAAGTGTTAAACTCAACATCTCTTGTTTTCCAAGTAAACGTTAATGCTTTCTTAGTAACGTCAATTGTTGCATTATATGTTCTTGCATCCATACCTCTTTCCAATCTTTCAATCTCAATGTTAGGTAATTGTAATGCTCCTGTTACTCCCTTTTCAGGGTCTAATTTTAAATAAACAAAGTTATCACCGTACTTACACATGTTTCTAATCCACATTGGTAAGTTGGTGTTTATATCTAAATTATTAATGAATAAATCAATAAGAATTGATTTAATTCTTTTTGATTCTGAGTACACCTGAAGAACATAACCATCTTGATTTGGTGTTGTTGATTCCTCAGCATATATATCTAAAGCCGCAGAAATTTCAGGGGTGTATTCCATTGATTCAAAATCATAAAAAGCCGCTAATCTTGTTGGTTCGTAATAAACTGCCTGAGTGTATAAGTTATTCTCAACCTTAGCCCAGTTAGTACTCAAATATAGAGATTGTTGGTTTTGTAATTTAGCTTTCTCGTATTCTGCCTTATCTGTTGTTTTTAATAATTCTTCCTTATCTAACTTATAGTCAGGTTGAGACATTCCCAATGTAGAATCGGGACCAAAGGTTTTAGATAGCCTTTGCCAAACTGTAAGATTTTGCCTGTTATTTTCCATGTAAATAATTTAACTATAGTAATAAATATCTAAATAGTTGGTGTTGGGACAACAAACTCCAAATATTCATTTTCACCAACATTAATATATTCGTCGTTTTCAGTTATTATTGGATTAACCAATTGTTCTGGTGTAGGTGTTGGTGTAGGAGTTGGTCTTGGAGTTCTTGATGGTGGTATAGGAATTGTTGGTTCCTTAGGTGCCGGAACATCATATGGGTTTCGTTTACCATTAAAAGTAATTTCAAATACCTTTTCTCCGGTCGTAATTTGACCAGGAACAATCAATCTTGATCCATTTGCTATTCTACCCGATCTTTTTCTAAAACTTAATCCCATCTCTATTATCTTCTCATACCGTTAAATAACCAACCATATTGTTCGTATTCTTTACGTGTTGCTCCTCTACTTAACCCTGCTCTCTCATTCAAAAAGTTTTGATTTGGAATTACCGGATTAAAGTGTGCTTCTTTGGCCACAGCATCATTACTTACAACCGCCCAAGAATCAATCATAGATTTTGTATGTTCGGTTACTTTCTCTAATTTGGAGAATGACGATTCTCCAACATATAACGCCATTGATATACCCATAATAAGGTCATCGTGTTGTCCTTTTTGGTGGTCAGGTCTACCATTTAAATATATGAATGTGTTCATTTCATTATATAAACGAACACTTCTAATATGAAATTTGTGTCTAACTCCCTCTTCAAATGCGGCAATAATCTGAACCCTTTTATTGTTAAAGTTAATACCGGGTATTTTATCAATCGCACTTTTATTTACCGCCCAAATATTCATAGAATCAACCCCATCAATATATAAATTTCTGTATCCAAGTTCCTGCATTTTTCTTACCGTAGTAATACCCATACCACCGGTGATATCCACAACAACAAATGCCGAATACATAATTCCCCACTTATAAGCAATCTCTGCCAAAGTATCAGGGGGTATTTTTCCCACATATTCAAAAACCTGTTCTCTTGCGTCAAAATCAATAATTTGTATTGATGAAAAATCTTCACTATCACCACGAGAAACGTCAACACCCATAATATACTTGTGACCTTCAACTGGTTCCTTCCATATCCAAACGGAATTACCCATTAATTTTGTTGTTGGTTCTAATAATGAGTTATTTTTAATATCCTCAAGTTGTTTGTTATCAAATACGTTATCACCTGAACCTAAGAACTCACAATTTAACTCTTGGTTAATTTTACGTTTATCGTATTTAAGTTTCTTAACCATTTTTTCATACCAACTTGAGCACGGTTTGTACCCTTGTTTGAAAAAGTGGGACATTTCATCATAATCTCGTTCGTAAGGGTCAGTATGGGCTAATGAAATATTATTTGATTCATCATATTCTTCTCTATTTAGTAGATAATGAACAATATCTTCTGTTGGAACCAAATAAAGATCTTTTGTATATCTTGGGTCTCTATACCAAAACATCTCAGTGATTTTAAATTGATTCATCCCTTTTAACGCTTGATCATATATCTCATAATAAATTGGGTCGTATCCATTTGGTGTGGAAACCACAATTACCTTACCCCCTGTGGATAAGGATGCCATACAAGCCGCCCAAAAATCACTATCAGCCTCAATAAAGGCTGCCTCATCAAATATGAGTATTGTTGGTGTAAACCCTCTCAAGGCATCTTTTGATGTTGCTACCGCTTTAACCTCAGACCCATTTACAAGTTTGTAGTGTTTTTGTGCATTTTTTTCAGATGCAAATCCAGTCCCAACCCAAGAAGGCCATTGACTAACAAATGCTCTAATCTTATTTGCCATCTCTTGTGATGTATCAAGTTTGTTGGCAATAATTAATATTTTTTCAGGTTTTGTTTTTTTTGCAAATACCAATCTTTTTGATATCCAAGCTGCGGTTACCGTAGATACACCGGCCTGACGATATTTTAATGCAATATTCTCTTCAAAATCTTCATAGTCTTTTAACAAAGAAACTTGATCCGGGAATAATTCCAATGGAACATATTGTGATACTGTATTGTCGTAAGTTTGTAGATATGTACGAAGTGCATATGGAGTGTCCTGTAGACATTTCACATATTCAATCATTACCTGTTCTTTAGTTAAAGCCATATGATATAAATACTTAAACTAATTTTTTACGAAGTAATGGGTTTAAACAAAAAACTACTTTGTTTTTCCGATTGAGAACATTCTACTAATTGGTAGATTCATTGGGGCCTCATCAGAAAACATTTCCATTTTTTTTGGTTTACTAAGAATCATTGAGTTTTTATTTTTTCTTTTTTTAATTCCATCAATTAAATCTTTCTTAGACATTTTTGGTTGTATTTCTTTTTCAACCATTTCTGAGATTTTTTTCTCCAGAAATTTTTCCAATTGTTCGTTTGTTTTTTCTTTTTTTACTTTTACCGTTTTTTCAGGGTGTAATTTTTCCGGCATTTTTTTGTAATCATTTTTTGTTGTCTCATTAGAGAACTCTTTTGCTAATTGACACCATTTTTGTCTTTGAACACCTTTTGTTGTATTACATTTAGCCCAAAAGAAGTTTTGTTGTGCATGAGACTCAAATTTCTCAGATAATCCCATTGACGATCTATTATCGTCAGAATCATCATCCATACCATCAGGAGCTTCATCATTTGCGTCCTCTGGTGGTTCTTGTCCTGTATACGCTTGTAATTCTTCGTCACCTTGAGCGTTTGATGTTGTAACATCGTCCGTTTCTGTCTCAGAAAACTCAATCCTACCATCAGGTAATTCCTTTGCCATTGTTTTACCCTGTATTGCAACTCCTTTTTTTGTTTCCTCAGGGGTTGCAATAACCTTAGTTGTTGTTACTGTTTCAATTTCTTTAGTCTCTTCTTTTGAGTTTTTAAATTTCTCAACTAAAACTTTAATTTGAGACTCATTCATTTTAGAAAGAGTTTTAATGTGAAGACCATTCTCAATTAAATAAATGATGTCTTTATTATTTTTCATAAACTACTTGTTTTTCAAATTCTAATACTATATCTCTTTCATATAGTTTATCTTTAACAATATCTTCAGTATCCCCAAATTGGAACACTAATCTTTTAACCAAAGAAAAATCAACGGTATCGTTTTCTTTTTCCCAACCTAAAGCCAAAACACCATCCATTGAGTCAATGACTGAAAAAACATCAGAATCTTGTACCAACTCCAAATTAACGTCTTCATTTATTAAAGTTCCAACTTTTTTTATATATTCTATATCAGGTGGACTAGGGTATCCATTTGCTGGTTTTGATTCCCAGTTTTCACCCCAAACCTCCAAAGTGTCAGAAAAGATAAACTCATAAATGTTATCTCCCTTATAATTCGGACCCATTCCATTTATATATATCAGTCTATTCATAGAATGTCACCAAATTTTGTAATTTTAACCTCACTAATTCCTTGTTTGAAAATAAGATTTCCCTTATTTGAGATTCCAAATAATTTAGCTCTTGGGTATTCTTTAATATATTCGGTTGCCGCCTCAATTTGATCAATACTTTCAGATAACCTAATCACTTGTGATTTAGTGTCTTTATATTGTTTTTGAGTTCTTTCTTGTTGTTTTATCTGATTTTCTTTTTCTTCACTTTCAGATATTGTAAAATATTTTGAAAGGACTTTATCAATAGATGATTCTGTGTAAGTACCATTAGTGAATTGTGGTGGATTTACTAAGTGTTTTCTACCTTTTCTTCTTTCTCTATGGTATTCATCTTCGTCATCATCATCACCGTAGTGGTCTTCTTCTTCGTCAATTTCTTGACCTTCCATTTTTCTCATTGCGGTGTTAGCGTAAGCTGCTCCCATATAATTATTAAATGCATCTCCCAAATTACTAAAACCTTCTTCCATCTCACCTTCAGGTTCTTCTGTTTCTTCAGGTGACATTGGTTCCTCAACATCTACATCAACATCAACGTCTTCATCATCTTCATTCTCATCTTCGGATTTATCTAATTTAGAAATAATTTGTTCAATGTCTTTTTCGCTTAAAACATCAACATTAATTGCCGATAAAATTGAGTTGATAATGTATTTTACATCTTTAGCAGAAAGTTCTTTACTCTCTTCGTACGATCTAATCTTTTGTGATAATTTTCCAACAAGTATTTGGATTCTTTTAAGGTCAGAAACTTTTTTCTCTTTTGGTTCAACATCAACGTCAATATTTTCTTCCTCATCACCCATTGGTGGCATTCCCTCATCTTCTCCTGGTGACATTGGTGGCATTCCTTCATCTCCTATTGGTGGCATTCCTTCGTCTCCGATTGGTGGCATTCCTTCGTCTCCCATTGGTGGCATTGCCTCTTCAGGTGCCGGTGCGGGAGCAGGTTCAGGTGCGGGAGCAGGTTCAGGTGCGGCAACAGGTTCAGGTGCGGCAACAGGAGGGGCAGCTGCAGGTGCAGGTGTCTCTTCAGCCGCAGGTTTTCCTTTAGGAACCTTTAGTATGTACTTTTTTTTTTGCTCGTTAAATAACGAGGTACCTTCTACATTTTCGTGAAGTGCGTTGAACTCTCGCGCCATTAAGTTCAATCTCTTCAAGGCTTGTGAGTAAGATGGATAATATTTTCTATTTTGCATTGGATCAATATAATCATTCTCAGATTCATTGATTGCTCTTTTCACAATATATCCTTGTCTTTCTTTTACAATTTCGTATGTGTTTCCGTCCGCCAAATCTAAGCTATACTCAGTAGATTTGCTTTCGTTGATAGATTCTGGTGTGTTTTCATTAAAACGAGCAATTTCCATTATTCGTCTAAGTTTATCCATACCCTCTAATTTCTCACTTCCTATAGGTCTTAGTCCTGACATAGTTTTTTATGTTTTTAAAAATTATTTTTTCTTAATAAATATATTGATAATTGGTAATATTTTCTTTTTTGTAACATTATTGATTCATAGATAAACCTTTCTCAAGGATTTTGTGAGTTGCTCCCCTCAATTTTTCAAGATACCCATTTCTTCTTAAGATTTTAAAGACAAGATTCTCTGATGAAAACTCACCATTTTTTTGTAATCCACAGGTCCTAAACTTCCTAAGTTTTTCTTTATATTTTTCAACAAGTTCTTTAGCTGTGTCAATATCTTCATCTTCAATATTGTCTAATACACCATCAATAATGTCCATCCATTGATTAGCCTTTCTTTCAACCGTATCTTTATCAATCGTTACCTTTTCTTTTTTAGGTTCTTTTGCCCACTCATTAAAAAGTAATGAATAAACCCCACTTGAAAAATGAGCTTCAGCTTCATCCTCAACATATAACTCAACCTCATACCCAAATAATTTAATATCGTAATTTTTGTTGAATAAAGCTTTCTTTAACATAAAAAGTTCTTTGTAAAGTTCTAACTGACTTGGTGGAAATTGGTGATAGTTAGCAATAATGTGGACATCAAAGTCAGAATACTTTGACCAACTATAGTTTGATAATGATCCGGTAAGAACAACATCGGTCACCACAATGTCAACACCCAAATAATCTATAAATTGGTATGCAATCTCTAACAACCTTTCTCTAACCTCTGGTTTCATAGTGTAGTTTTCACCACTACCTTTATCCCAAATCTTAGGGTTTAGTTCATTTTGTATATCAAAACTTTTTATTAGTTCTTTTGTACTCATATATATAAATACAAGATTACCCTAGTTTCTTATGAGTATAGGTCTTAGAAATATTTTTGTTGAAGAAATTTCCTTGTGATTGTGATGATCTGAACTCCGTATATTTTTGGTGAGGTACGTCATCGTACTCATATCTAGATCCGTTTTTAAATTCTGCTATCATTTTTTTGGTAACCGTATCATACTCTGTTCTTACGATATTGGATGACTCAATTTCATTTAAAATTTTTGTTCCTACAATTTGTTCTTTTGTGATTGCCATTTGGTTTTTATAATGGGGTTATGTCATCTATATGACGAAGTTTATCCATAATATAATAATGAACTTCTGTTCCGTCAACATTAAAACCATAATCTCTAATTGTTTGAATGATTTCTTGGACTTTTGGCGCAAAATTAGAATGTAAACGCATTAACTCATCTGTATAATATGGTGGGTTTTTTAGGTCATATTCAGTCCAACCCTCCTTTTGAAAAAACTTCCTCAACTTAAGATAATTTTCCTCTAACTCTTTTGTTAGTTGTAAAACATTTGCGAATTTTTCCCACGACTCCATACAAATAAATATAACACAAAAAATTACATTATGGACTTTTCACCTTTTTATCGTTAGTTTTAAAAAAAAGAAAAAGATATGTTAGAATTTGCAGAAGACGGAGGGGATAAAGGAAAGAAAAAATCAGATGGTGGAACACCAGTACTTGATAACTTTAGTAAGGACTTAAATAAGTTAGCTGAAGAGGGTAAACTTGACCCTGTTATTGGAAGACAAAATGAAATCTTTAGGATTGCTCAAATTTTGTCTCGTAGAAAGAAAAATAACCCAATTATTATCGGTGAACCAGGTTGTGGTAAAACCGCCATAGTAGAAGGGTTGGCAATGATGATATATAATGGTGAATGTCCTAAGAATTTAGCTGATAAAAGAATTGTATCGTTAGATATGAACTCAATTGTTGCTGGTACAAAATATCGTGGTCAGTTTGAAGAAAGAATGAAAGTAATTATTGAGGAACTTCAAGCAGCTCCAAACATAATCTTATTTATTGACGAGATTCATACTATCGTAGGTGCGGGTAATAGTTCAGGTTCGTTAGATGCGTCAAACATCTTTAAACCGGCTTTATCACGTGGTGAGATCCAATGTATTGGAGCAACTACTTTAGATGAGTATAGAACTAACTTTGAGAAAGATGGAGCGTTAGAAAGAAGATTCCAAAAAGTTATCGTTGACGCTTCAACAAAAGAAGAGACCTTTGAAATCCTTCAACAAAGTAAGGAGAAATATGAAGACCATCACAAGGTTAAGTATAGTGATGAAACACTTCGGATATTTGTTGAATTGGCGGATCGTTATATCACAGATCGTGAGTTTCCAGATAAAGCTTTTGATATCTTAGATGAGGTTGGAGCAAGAATGCAGATTGATATTAAACTTCCTGAGGTTATTGAGAAACTTAAACAAGAAGCGTCAGATATTAAGTTAGATAAAATTAACGTAATTAAACAACAGAATTACGAACAAGCGGCAGAACTTCGTGATAGAGAACGAAATGTGTTAAGTAGGTTGGATATTGAAAAAAAGAAGTTTGATGAAGAACTTAAGAACAGTAAAAGAATCATCCCTGAAGAATTGATCTATGAGGTTGTTTCTAATATGACTAAAATTCCAATCTCCAATATTAACTTGGACGAGAAGAACTCACTTATCAATTTGGATAAGAATCTTAACTCAATCGTAATCGGTCAAGAAGAGGCAGTATTAAAAATCACCAAGGCTATTCGTAGAAATAGAATTGGTATTAAGGATCCAAACAAACCAATCGGATCATTCATCTTCTTGGGATCAACAGGTGTGGGTAAAACATTCTTGGCAAAACAATTGGCAAAAGAAATTTTTGGTAGTCCTGATAACCTTATCCGTGTTGATATGTCCGAATACCAAGAGAAACACACAATCTCAAGATTGATCGGTTCTCCTCCAGGATACGTTGGTCACGATGATGGTGGACAATTAACAGAACAGGTTAAAAACAAACCTTACTCAGTTGTATTGTTTGATGAGATTGAGAAAGCACACAAAGATATTTTCTCAACGTTATTACAACTTTTGGATGATGGTCACATTACAGATGCGTTAGGTAGAAAGATTAACTTCAAAAATTGTTTAATAATTATGACATCTAACATTGGTGTTAGAAAATTACAAGACTTCGGTACAGGTGTTGGATTCAAAACTAATAACTCAAGTGATGTGGTTCAAGAAGAACAAAAAAGAGACATTCTTAAAAAAGAACTTAGTAAGTTCTTCGCACCTGAGTTCTTAAATCGTATTGATGATGTTGTCGTATTCAACTCACTTGAGAAAAAACATATTGATGTTATTACCAAGTTAGAGATTGACAGATTGTTAAAACGTGTTGAGGGTAAAAAATATAACTTTACTTACGATCAATCGGTTATTGATTATATCTCAAAAGTTGGGTTTGATGAAACATTTGGAGCAAGACCAATTAAAAGAGCAATCCAAGATAAGATTGAGGATTTAATTTCTGAGAAGATTTTAATGTCCGAAATTAAAGAGGGTGAGAACTATAATCTAACGGTTGTAGATGAAAATGTGGTGATTGACAATAAAGTTGATGAGGTTCTTGAGGAAAAACCTAAAAGAGGTAGAAAAAAGAAGGACTAAAATTTGTAAATGGGAGTTTTTATTAGTTATTGTTGAAAAATTACGTATCTTTGTGGAAACAATGTATGATGAATCTAAATAAATTTAAAGAGTTACTTTCAGTTCCAACCAAAACTTACAAAGAAAGTAAGATGGTTGACTATATTATGTCAACAATTGGTGAGATGGATGGTGTCACACTTACTTGTGATGAACACAACAATATCTACGCAACAAAAGGAACATTAGGTGAAGGTGAGTTTTACCCAATGTTTATTTCCCACACAGATACAGTACACGAACTTGTTGATGAAATTATCGTCAAAGAAGAACACCTTCTTCGTCCTTACACTTTTGGAAAAGACTTTGGTACAGAACAAGTATTATGTTTGAAGGCATATACCAAAGACGATAAACCAACAGGTATTGGTGGTGACGATAAATGTGGTATCTACATCTGTTTAGAATTACTTAACCAATTAGATAAGGTTAAGGTTGCATTCTTCGTGTCAGAAGAAACAGGTTGTCACGGATCAAAAAAGGTAAATGAAGATTTCCTTAAAGATGTTGGGTATTGCACCCAATACGATGCACCAGGTGATCACCTTATCTCTTATAGTTGTTTTGGGACCGTATTATTTGATAAAGATGGTGAGTTCTTTCACACGGCTCTTAGATCTATCACCAAATCGTTTAAAAACGAGATGATGGTACAATCACACCCATACACTGACATTATGATGATCAAACAAAAGTCAGACTTTTCTTGTATCAACATCTCTTGTGGTTATTACAACATGCACACAGCAAATGAACTTATCTGTATTGATGATGTTGTTAGAGCAATTGAGGTTGGTAAAAACTTGGTTAAAGATCTTGGTTTAAAGAAATATGAGTTTGAATACAAACCTCAGGGATTCCAAACATTTAATAACCATGAAGATGCTAACGTGGTTGAATACGAAGTTGATAACGTTCACTCATTGGATTCTTTGGATGTATTTGAGGAAGAGGATGGTATTATGATTTCAGACATCTACGATGGTGCTGGTCTATTCATTGATAATAATGATTGTCTTAAACTATATGATATCTTACACGAAAGATTTTACGGATCTAACTAACCCCTATATTCATCAGGTTTAAATAAACCTGGTTGATTCATAAAATTTATAACATCTTTAATTGGTGCGTTACCTTGTTTAGCTTCAACACCCCACGCACCTTTCTTTCTAACAAGAAATGAAACCTTTAGGGTATCTTCGTCAATTGAATTAAATCTGATCTCATATTCACCATTAAAGGCTTTCATTGGGGTATAATTACCCAAACCACCCATGTTTATTATTTGATTTAAAATCTTTAGGTATTCAGGGTTATAATCCTCTATTAAATTTTCCTCTAACTCTTCCAATTTACGGGTGACTCTATCACAAAAATTGTCTTTGAATTTATCGTAATCCATGGCATTGTACTCAATCTCATAATAATCAGGGGTATGGTTTTTAAAATTCCTTTCAATGTAATCACGCATGGTTTGAATTAGATTTCCGTCAAACTCACCGTTATTAATAAACATCATTGCCAAATTACCCCAACTTATAAAATAACTTCTAAAACAATTATCCAATCTATGTGAAAAATTCTCAACACCAAATTGTTTTAACCCATCACAGTAAACATTTTTAACATATTCAGACGCAGCACCCTCAGTTGCCACTTGTCTTGCGTCAGACCATATCCATTGTATATTATCTGATATATTAGGGAGTGAGTCAAGAACATCACATATTTTATTTTGACAATCGTCATTTTTAAATGAGTATCTTTCAAAAGCATCTTTAACAAAACAAGGTAGTATATTTGGAGAAACGAGTTTAACAATATCATATAATACCGATATATTTTCACCACAAAGATCACCCATTATATAACCCTCTTTCCATTCATCATAGGCTTTATCACTAAAACCAAAATCCCACCTTTCATTATACATTTGATCAAGATACGATGCCTCATAAGCTTCATATGCTTCTTCACCATATGTGTCAGGAAAAAAGAACTTTAAAAATTCTTCAAGACCATCAAAGTTAAAGTACATTCCTTTAGAATCAATCTCTATCTCCTCAGGTTTAACTCCATTTTCATCAACAAATACAACATCATCCGGAGATATTCTTTTTTTGTTTAATAATAGTAGTTTTTGAAAATCATCTAATTCTTTAGCCTCATCCTCAATAAGAAGTCTTTTTTTCATATATTTATAAATATATTGGATTATAGAAAGAAATATACTATCTTTACAATAGTTATTTGAAATATGGGGGTGTTTTTGGATTTGACAGGTATTGGCTGAGGATCAAGGGCACGTGGGGACTGAACTAATCTCCTTAAAAACTGGTTTACTTTTATAGACGGCAACGTTTTATCAAAAATGGAAACTCTTGGATTAGTAAGAGAATCTGAAGTTACTGTAGCTTAATTTAAGTACGGAAACGGGGGGTCGGTCAGACAGATAGCCTAGCAACAGAAGTCGTTGATGAGTTGGTTTTCACTCTAAAAGAAAACAAAACGGGCGTGGTTCCCCGCAAGAACTACCACCGTCGCTGAGTGGTGTGAGAACTTAGATATTTCGGAAGGTATGACAAACCTTGACCTAAACGTGTAGTCCTTATCTGACAGGATAGACTGGACCGGAGTTCGAGTCTCCGCACCTCCACCAACTAAACCTCATCTTAGGATGGGGTTTTTTTATGAATTAAAATTATAGATTAGTGTTGTATGAATATTATATTTTAAACATTGTTTGGTATTCTCAATAAAAACACTAACTTTGTATTGTAATCATTACTAACCCTTAAAAAATATAAACTATATGAAAAATTTAATTGTAGGTTTCTTGTTCTCAATTGTGAGTTTTGTATCTTTTTCTCAAACGTACACGTTTGATGTTAAAAATTATGACTTATATGTTGTAAATGATTTTCCAGAAAAAGACTCAATACTAAAAAATACCGAAGTATCAGTTCCTATGGTTTGTAATAGAAAATACACCATAGATTTAGACAATAAGATATTAAAGTTTTATGAGAATGGTAAGTTTGTTGAAAATTTTAAAATTACAGACGTAATTGATTTTGACAATGAAACTTTAATTTTTGTTGAATCTTACTCAGAAAAATTAGGGTATACTACTACAATCCATATTTATTTCAAATTGGATGGTGACAAAGTTAAAAATGTTTGTTTTTTGTGGGCCGACTTTTTAAATAATAGAACTTTTCTTAAAGACATCAAATAACAAAAAACCCCCACTAAAAAGATGGGGGTTTTTTGTTATTATTATTTTTAAATTAGAATCCTTTAGCTAGGTCAATAGGTTTCTCACAAGAACTATTACCAATCGTTAATGATTTAATATCTAAAGGAACAATTAAAGAACCACCATTGTATCCAACATTAATATTAGCAACATCGAAAGGAGAAGCTGCTCTTGCCGCTCTAAATTGTGCCTCAAATTCGGCGCGTTTTGTTGGATTTCTCTCTGCTCTGGTTTTCTCCAATAAATTATTAATATTTGCAAGCCATTGAGATAATTGTGTCCTTACAATTACTGTAATTACTGCCGTTTGTCCTTTAGGAACAATAGCTTGTTCTGTACCATCATCATGGTTACTGTGTTGTGATATTTTATTAATAGTGACTTTATGGTCATTCTGTGCTTGATTGGATATACCTTTTCCTCTTGAGGCAACCATAGTTAAATAAGCGGTTTCTGTTCCAGTATTTTTTACCACAAATTCAGCTGTAAATTGGTCGTTTCCTGTACTACAAACAGTTCTATTAACTGGTAAAGGACCCTTTACAAGTTGCAATACTGTATTATTTAGACCCTCAGTTAGAAGTGATCTTTCATTTATAACTCGTTTAACGATTCTTGTTAAATCAGATTCTGTTAATCTTACGATTTTTTTCATAATTTTATTTTATTATAAATATATGGTATTTTAAAAAAAACCAAAAAAAAAAGGGACCGATTCACATCGTCCCCAAATTTCTTCTTATAAGATAAGTTTTTTAAAAAAACGCTGAGATTATACGTTTATGTGAGGTATCTTTTGAAGGATTATTGTTTCCCTTCGTATCCACTTCCTTTTGAGAAGTAAACCTCAGTGACGATTATTTAGGTGAATCACTCCTTGAGATAATAGTTACTCTCTTATTACTTGACTCTCTCCGAGAATGCCTTCCCAGTTTGTCCTTGCGGGACTAGAGGTGTTTGGTAAGAATACGATCAGACTTGCGATCCTCTCGTGCAATGAACGGCTCATTACTATGTAGTCACCTTTCACTATTATCTGACGGACACTTTTGCTTTATAGTTCTTAGTTTTACTTAATTTCTGTAAAGTTTTTGTGTTGTAGATTGTAGAAGTAGTGGTCCGTCTCGGGCTTCGTCATCTTTTGAACAACGAAATACTCAACTACTCCTTGAAATGTCCCCATTCCCATATTTTAAGATTACTTCGTGATTTACCCCTTGGTAGGTGATCGTCAAGGACAATGTCAGCACCACCTGTTTGTTGTCATACCTTTCGGTTTTAAGTACCCTTTAATATTGGGATCCGCAATAACAATATTGGAAATACTGATTCTTGCATCATCCCTACGAGTTATTCCTATTGGAGTTCCCTCCTCAACAAGATGACCCACATCACCTCGTCACAAAATCACTTTTCCTACACCGTTGGCCTCGGTACTAAAGATTTTGTGGTATCTCGCCTGTGTACTTGACCTCAATATTCCGAAGACTATTAAGACGCAAACCCGTTACACTTGGGGGTTCACTTTATCCTACTTTCGTAGTTTATTTTATGGACTATACACGGCCCAATATCTTTATCAGTTTCATTACTTACTCCTGAATGGATAATATTTAAAATTTCAAAGAACGTTATCGGACGTTTCCGATTTGTTTAACAAAGATAAGTGATTTTTTTCAATCTGTCAAATCTTTTTTTGTTTTTTTTTTCGGACGTTTCCGAATTTGTTTTACAAAGATAATGACTTTATTTTAATTTGTCAAGTTAACCGTTGATATTTTTTCAATATAAACATTTTTTGTTCCGTGATACTCAGCTCTAATATGAGCGAATAACTCGTTTGATGTCCACATTTGTTTGCCGTCTACAATGTAGCAATACATTTCAATTTCTTTAGTTTCGTCCATTTGTTTGATTTTTATTATAGTGAAAAGATATGTTAAATACTTGGATGAGTCAAACGAATTAAAGAACTTTTTTAATAATATCTTTAATTCTGTCGGATTCTTCTTTAATGGTGAGTTTATTCCTACCACTAAGTACGTTAAATAGATCTTTAAAATCTTTAAACTTATCTACTGTGTCATCCACATTTTTTTCTTCTGTTCCTGGTTCAGTTGAAATGTCTGTTGCTAACTCTGTATCACTTGAATCTGTTCCACCCTCAACCGTACCAACCTTAAATTTTGACAATACTTCTCTTGCCTTACTTTCACCTTTACTAGTTTTTCTACCACCAGCATTTCTGGTTACAAAGAACTCTAATGCGTCATCCTGACTATTAAATCTATTATTTAATGCGGATCCTTCTCTTGCTAAAAAGTTAATCATCGCATCTGCAGCACCATCAGGGTTATTAAGTTCATCTGGATTACCATCATAACCAAATTTTGCATAGTTTCCTCTACCTGTAATTTGATTAAAACCTCTTCCCCTATATTTGTATCCATCTTCAGGACTTGTATTACCTAAACCAGGTCCCGCACCTTTTGGTCCATAAACATAGTTAAAGAAGTCTTTATCACTACTTTTTAAGATGTTTAATTCACTATCACTTAATTTCTTGGTAGATGAGAAGGTACTTCTAATTGATGCGTTTGGTGTTGATCCATACCCAATTTCATTTTGTGGAATAAATGCACTTTCTTTACCAATGGTTGCCAAAATGGTCGCTTGTACCATTGGGTTAGTTATACCTTTTTGTTTTAACTTACTTATTATCATTTTAATGTTTTCTGCTGCTTTCCCACTATAGTACGATTGGGTTAAACCAACAGATGACAATGGTTTTGAAATACTGTCTTTTGTTTTACTTGTTGGTTGAATTTCTACACCACCCTTACATATACTACTACATAAACTAGACTTATTAGATCCAGGTCCACAAAATGTAAAATGCCAAGGTTCTGATGGGGCTTCACCCCAACACCATCCGTATTTACTTCCATTATCTTTAATCCAACTTTGGGCTGTTTTACTTGAGAGATCTAAAGCTCTACCCCACCCATGATTTGATGTTCCAGGTTTTGCAACAGGGGTACTTGCGGTTCCAATTTTTATTCTCTTACCTGTTTTTTCAAAAACATCAAAATTAAATATATTACATTGGATTTTTAAAGCTCTATATGAATCCGAAATTTTTAAATCTTTTTTAACGTTTTCAGGCATGTCTTCATACATCTTTTCTAAAGCATCTCCAGCTTCAGAAACTAACGAATATTTATTTGATCCAACTTGACCGTTTTGTAGGTTTGTTAAACAACCATTATCTAATCCCCCATAATTTGAACAAGGGTTAGAAGCACTACATTGTTGTCTATTCAGCATTATTTTAAATGATTTCTATATAAATACCTCCGTATTTGAAAACCATTCAGGGACATCTCTATTTTTCCATACCGCAAAGTCTTTTTTGGCTCCCATATAGTAGTTTCTATATGACTCAACAACGTCCATTACTTTATATTCATCCGGCATTGCTTTAGGTGGTGTGGTAAAATCAATATCTTTAATATTTGGTTTGTTAGTTACACACCATTCAATAACGTCCTGAGACTTATGTCTTCTACCGTAACGATACGTATATTCCTTACATAACTCCAAACCTAGATCACATAGGTATAAATAATTAGATAAAGACTCTCTGGTCCAAATTGCACATGGGTGATTTTTGTGGGATAACTTATATTGGGCTTGTGAACCAACAACCCAATGAGTACCACATAAAAGTTGTGCTGTCTCAAGGATCATTTTAACTACGTGCTTATCACAATGATATTGAGCACATTTTTGGGTATCAAAATCTAAAAAGAAAATATTCATACCGTAAAGATATGAATTAAACTGAAAAATAAAAAATTATTGTTGTAGATGTGACATAAGGACTCCACCTAATGCCGATGCGTGAACTTGAAGATGGTTAATAGACTCCATATCCAACTTTTTCTTACGTTTAGTATAATCTAAACCTAAGGTACCAATAAACTTATCGTCAATTGTTTTAATTGCAAATAAATAACCTGATTTACAATTGGTGTCCTCAGCAATATATTTTAAACCAAATGTTGCAATTGAATCATCTTTATAATCAAAGATCTGAATAACATCATTACTTAATAATTCGTTGATTGATTTTGAAAATAAATTAACAGGTATATTGTAAAAATTACTTTGTACTGATGCAACACCGGGGTGTACTGTTTCATACATTATTGAGAACTTAGCCATTGATTTACCTGTGGGATAAAAATTTCCACCATTATGGAACTGTGTGATCCACACTCTATCGGCATCAAACTCCTCCTTAATGTGTTCTATTTTTGTTGTTACCAATTCACTTACCCTAAGTGTTTCTTTAACCATATCAGGTTTAACCTTCTTCTTATCCAATAAGTGTTTGATGTATAATAACAAGATGGGACCTAAAACCCCAGAGATAAATGCTACCGCAATAGACGCAAAATTTTCCATATAAACTATAAATATTACATATAATAAAAAAGGACCCACAAAAGTGAGCCCTTATCAATTTAATTTAAATAAATTAAGCTTTGTTTTTAGCTATAATTGACCAAATGGCACCTGCCAATGCGACTGCACCACCCATAACTTCAGTTAACATTGAGTCGTCAATAAAACCTTTAGTTACAAAGATACCACCAATAAATGTGATCCCGTGTCTAACTATACCCAATAATTGTTCTTTTGTTAATTTCATACTAAAATATTTAACGTTTATTTTATTATAAATATCAACAAATTGGTCAAATTATTATTTACCCTTATAAGTTAAATACATATATCCTAAGATTACAAAGAATAAAATTGGTGTTAGGACTGCGACTAAAATTTCTGATTTCATGTTATGTGTTTATTAATATATACGTAAAAAATTGTGTTTGGTGGGTGTATTATGACTGATAATTAGCGTGTCAGGTCTATTGGTTAGCATCCACGTCTTTGTTCGTTGAATCAAACAATTCTGAGAAGTATTTCTTCCAAGATTCAAACGCCGGATTAATAATAATAATACCCAACATCCCTATAATTGCCGAACCGATAGTTATTTCACTTTGAATGTAGATTGAACAACAAACCACACCAATAAAGGTAACTATAAAACCTAAAACACTTGCGATAATTTTCTTCATATAAACTTTTTTTAAATTAGTGGTCCATCCTGGGCTCGAACCAGGGACTTCAACATTATGAGTGTTGCACTCTAACCAACTGAGTTAAAAGACCGGATTGGAGTTAGGCCTTAGCCATGTGTTTCCCCATCATCTCAGTAGCTTTTGCCACGGCAAGATCTTTAGTTTTGAAACCTTTCTCCATCATTTTTTTAGAATGAAATACGTTATAAACCGTACTCGCAACTTGTGTTTTACCACCTCTTTCCGTACTTTTTTTCATTGAGTCTTTTGCGTAGATGTCGTAAAAACCTACTTTACAAATGTAACGTCCTTTGTCTGATCCTTTTGCCATTTTCTTATTGTTTTTTTTTAAGTGAATACTTTTACAAATATAGGTAATTTATTCTAACCACCAAATCTTTTTAATGATTTATTATTTTAATTCTTGAACTTGTTTCATAACGTCCGTTACATCATCAGGACTCAAGTAACCGATCACATCGTTTGTTACTGAAGTATCGTAAGTTAAATCACCATCTTTACCCAAAACAGCAACTTCAAACAAACCATCTTTACCCCCATATGAATAGGTGTGAGACACAACAGACACTCCGTATCCATTTTCAAACATCATACGAGACTTCACACCAATTTGGTACGGAGCATCTTCAATTTTTTCAAACTCTAAATCTTCAAATTTTTTCATAATAGTTATTTTTATAATGTTTTTGCGGTCCCGACGGGATTCGAACCCGTATCTCGCACCGTGACAGGGTGGAATTGTAACCATTCAACCACGGGACCAAGTTTATCAGTCTTTCCTGATCGTCACCCCTAATCCACAGGTATAAACCCGTATCGTAGTAAAGCTTGGTTGGCTATAGTAGTCCCACCGGGAATCGAACCCGACTTTCCAGGATGAAAACCTGACGACCTAACCGATAGTCGATGGGACCATATTGGAGCGGGTGGTGGGACTCAAACCCACAACATTCGCCTTGGAAGGGCGATGCTCTAATCAATTGAGCTACACCCGCAGTAATCGTCAAATGGTACATCAGTATAATCAAAGGGTAGACACGGGCCTAGCTAGCCATCTTTCAGGAAAGGCCCTTACTAATATTCTACCCTTTTAGTTGCGGGAGAGGGATTCGAACCCCCGACCTCAAGGTTATGAGCCTTGCGAGCTACCACTGCTCTATCCCGCGATATATCTTATATTACCACTTCAGCCACATCGTGAAAGCCGCCCCTCACGCGTTGTTTAAAGGAATCCGATTGCGGCCTCATCCTACTGAGTTATGGTAACATTGTGGTGAGGGGATGGAATCGAACCACCGGCACAAGGGGTTTCCGTCCCTTTGCTCTACCTACTGAGCTACCGCACCAAATTAGAGATAGTGTTGGAGTACCCGTCTCGCTCCAATCTTAACAGCTTTCCTGAGTTTTATGAGGCCTCGGCTGAAAGGGTGATGAATTCCGATTCCATCCTGGATTGTCGACATCCGTTGGGTGGGGAAAACCACTATCAAAATCATTAATATTTCAAAGAACTTACTTGTAGTTTAGTAGTTGACTCAAACTCTCGTTTCACCATCTTGAGTCAACAGGTTAATGCACTTTACGAGTTTCCCGTTTCTTACCACCACAATATTTTTAAACGAACAAGGTAGGACTTACACTCTGTCTTGCTTTCCATCTCAAGAGAAGCCTATTACCAGTGGGTTGGTGGTTACCTTGTTCAAACTTTTTCCTAACCCCCGTTGTTTCTCTTACAAAGATATGTAATCACTTTTGATTTACCAAACACTTTGTAAATTATTTTTTATTTTTTTTTAAGGTCGTTTTTTTCGTCCTTAAAGAGTAGTCCGGGTGGGACTCGAACCCACAACCATATGGACTGCGGCTTAAACACAGCGTGTATACCAATTCCACCACCGGACCATTTTAACCATTATGTCAAAGAACCTTTCTCTTTTGTCTTACAAAGATACTAATCTTTTTGAGACTACAAAACTATTAAACACAAAAAAACCCCTCTTTTTTGGAGAGGGGTTCTAAATGTTATATGTATATAATATTACACCCTCTCCTTGAAAGTTGCTTCAGCTAAATCGCCTCCTAACAATGATATGTGTAAATTTTTCATTTGCGTTTTTTAATGTTTGTTGTTATAAATATAAGGTAATTTATTTTATTGTAAATAAAAATATGAACTGATTACTTAAACTCTAAGCCTACCACCTGAAAACACCCAATAACCATCGGTAAAAATTGCTGTACAAATTGCAAAGTCAGGTTGTCCTGAACCATATTGAAAAGGTGACCAAGACCCGTTAATGAGCTGAGTACCTAATCCGTTATTATTATATCTTAAGTGATTAACCGTTAAATAAGAATCTTCAGCACTTCCACCATTATCCAAAGTAAAATACATTATTTGACCCTCAACACCGTCAGGAAGAATCCAAGTTCCATCACTCATAACCAATACTTGTTTGGTCAAATCAACAGTTGCCCCAATATTACCATCAATATAACTTGTAAGTAAAACATCAGATGAGTGTGTTTGAGTGGAATTATTCCCCGAAAATGTAAGATTTGTAACTGTAAGGTCAGGTAATTGAGCTTGTGCAATCCCGTCAATGAAAAATACTCCATCAGATATTGTTAACCCCGCTTCATTACCAGTCACCGCATCAGTGATAAAAATTGTTCCTTCACCGATAGAAATTGATTTCCATCTAAAACTTTCACTACCCAACGTATAAACATTATCTATACTTGGGAGGATATTTCCCCCACCAATAAATGTTTCTCTAGTGGTTTTGTAAGTTATTGTTTCACCACTATTATTAATTATTGTGTAAATACCACCAGTATTTCCGGAGTATAAAGGTAATTCCGATATTAATAAATCTTCCATATTATTTTAATTATTTTAATTATTTAAACCATTAGGACCACCCAACGCAACCGCATCCATTAGAATAACGTCCAACCCTTGATTATTTGTCCAAACCGGATGAGGAGGTGCCACTTGGGTTGCAACACCATCACAAATAGTACAAAAAAAATATTCCGTACCCGCACTAATTGGGGATAAAGGTCTACCATAAACTAAATAGTATAAATCATTTTGTGTTATAATACTATTACCACTTTGTGTTAAAATTCTAAACGCCATACATATAAGTATCTCAATAAACAAAAAAACCCTCAAGTTTCCTTGAAGGTTTTTTTTCATATTGGTTTTTTATGTTATTGGTCTTACAGTTGGTTTTATTTTATTAGTTGTAATATAACCAGTTGGTTTTACACTTGGTTTTGGTTTTACACTTGGTTTTGTTTGGTGATGTGGATCTCCCGCAACAGAATGAGCAAATTTGTGCGCAGCTTTTTCTTTTGCGTAGTCCTTTAATACATCAGCACCATACTCAGCACCTTTTATAACCTCCGCACCAAAAGCAAATTCAATCTCTTTTATCATAATTTTTGCATTTCCTATTGATTTAGTTAATTTAATTAAAGAATTATACAATGGACTACCATTCATTTTTCTACCTATCACCTCAATTATCCCATTAACTCGTGTTAATATTTTTTCACCAATACTGGTTATTGTACTTAATATTGGTTTTAAATATTTATACATTTTCGGTGCGTATTTTGCTATCGCCTCTACAAAGACATTTATTTTTCCTGTTGCAAATTTTGATAATTTTGATAATCCCGCTTTAACTCCCGGTGCTCCCATACCTGTTGTAATAACCCCAATTAAATCAACAATAATATTGATCCAATTAGGTTTTCCGGTGTTTATAGCTTTAATTATATCATATAAAGCCAATAATGACCAAGCCCCAAGATTAAACGCCGGACCAATAGGTTCTAAAAACTCAAGTAAAACTTGTATTGCAATTCCGGCAAAACTACCCATTCCTTCTCTTGCGGCTTCAACCATCTGTCCTATTGTTACGGTTGGTTTTGCTTCTAAGTTTTCTCTTCTATCACTTCTACAAATGATACCGTTTTTTAATGTCATATATCCGTGATCACCAGATCTTGTGTCCCTCCAAGGTGGTGTTGTAATAGAATTTTCATATCTAGCGATCTCCTGTGGTGAAACTGGTTTATAATTTAACGGACATTTAGTTGCATTAATATTAGATAGTTTTGATCCCGCCTGTATATTTTTTTTAATATCAGACGCAAAATCTTCTTTAAGATTATAACCTCTTTCTTTAAGGACTTTCTCGGCAATTCTCTGAATATCAGATTCAGTAAGTTTTATAATTCTATTCATACCATATAAATATATGGTTAAACAGAAAGTTTTGTACCCCCAGCAGGACTCGAACCTGCAAGATTGTGATCCTAAATCACACGCGTATACCTATTCCGCCATGAGGGCATTTTGTTGAGGTCCCGATTGGATTCGAACCAACGTAAACGGTTTTGCAGACCGCCCCCTAAACCACTCGGGCACAGGACCTTAATATTATCGGCAGTGATGATCTGCCGCTCTTGTTGCAATT